TGGAAAGTATGACCGACATGTTTGGTTTTAATTTCTTTGAGGGTGAAAAAGTTATTAAAAATATGACCCAGAGAAACCCTGAGACTGGAATGGACGAAGCTATAGAAGGTACTGTAGTAGGTTTCAAGAAGGGTCAAGTGTTAGTGCAGCTACCAGATGGTAACACACAGTTACTGAGAAGGGCTGACCTACGCCTTGCTGATAATACTATTACTGGTGGTAATGAGGGAGCAATAGGGGGTCGTAATGGCTGGGAAGCTGCTGTGTCACGTGGGTATGCTGTAGAGCTTATCAATAAACAAAGAAAAAATAACGAACTTGCTCTTTCTGATCCTAATTTTGTTGGGCCACCAGTCTCTCCTAAACCTAAAAGTTTAAACGAACTAGATCAAGATTTCTTTAAGACCTTACTATTGGGTAATAAAGAGTTGAGGGTTAGAGGTATTGTTGAGGCAATGGCAGAGCAGGGTTACATCTTTCAGAAAAGAAATAAAGATGACACCATCACTAGGTTTGTAACTGATGCTCTTAGAAGCACTGGTGCAGATTCCACTGCTCATCGTAACGTACTTACAAAGTTTATGGAAGACTTTACTAAAGCTACAGGAATTACTAAAGTAAATTTAGGTGTTATTGGTAAAGGAAATGTAGATAAACTAGAAGATCTTAACATAGATAACTTCGCTGACTATCTTAGCTTTAGAACAAGTGATGCGGCTAAGACACTTAACAACTGGTCACAGGCTCAAGAAGCATTAAGGGTGACAGAACTTAAACTAGACAATACAACTTATGATGATTGGTTGAGAGCTGCTGTTTTACAGGAATCACCTGATGAAGTGCCGCTAAATGCTCTTGGTAAGTTTTTAGACAAGTACGTAAATGAGGGAATAAAGGCAAATCAAAACAGGGTTATTAGGCTTCTTGTTTCTAACCCTTCTACTTCTGCATTAAACTTAGTTGGTTGGGGTGCGGCTACTGGAATTAACTCTGTTGCTGACATTGGGGTAGGAATCGTACAACTAAATATTGCTGCTACATACAAAATATTTGGTAAAAATGAAAAGGCGTCAGAACAACTACGTCAAGCAAGTTCTTTGTTTATGGCTAATAAACAGAGGTTAAGAAACTTAGTAGACTCTGAGATGACTTACGATGCCTTCAAAGCGTTAGGAAATAAAAACCCACAGCTAATGAAAGACTTAACTGAAACTCTCAGTGGTGGTGTAGATGCTGGTAAAATGTCTAGTTTTGACCCAAAGAAAACAATAGCAGGTCAAGGTGCGGATAAGTTTATTGATACTGTACAAACATTAACTTTTGTTAAGGCTCAAGATGCATTTACAAAATCTCAAGAGTTTACATACCAACTGGACAAAAGGCTCCGTAAAGATTTCAACAAGAGTTGGAGTGAGTTTTTCTCTGATGAAAATGCTGATGTAGCTATGAAAACATTTAAGTTTAAACAAGCAATAGCAGACGCAGTTGTAGAGACACAAGCTGCTACTTTCTCTAAATCTTTTGCTGACACAGGTGCATTTCCAAAGTTTATTGAAGAGATGCGTAACATACCCGGTGTAGGTTTAATTGTACCCTTTGGTCGCTTCTTTAATAATACCCTTAACTTTATCGTTGAAGGGACGGGTGTAGCCATGCCTTTAAAGCTTGCAACAGGCAGGTATAAAACAAAATCACAAAAAGAACTTGCAATGAAAGCTGGTATTGGTTGGGGTATAGCGTTGACTTATGCTGATCAAGAAAAGTTTAATAGGGAGCAAGGATTAAATTGGGATCAATACAGAGATAGAAATGGTGCAGTAATAACAGTTAAGTATGACTTCCCTATTTCACACCTTAAAGCTGGGGCTGCTATGTTATCTTATGTACTTAATGACCAAAAAATTCCACCAGACATGTTAAAAGATATGAGTGACCAGTTGGGATTTGGTTCTATTACACGCCAATTAAATCAAACAGTAGATGGTTTGGGTAGTACTTTATCTCTAGCTGTAACAGGAGATGAGGCAGCAATAAAAGAACTTAAGAAGGTTTCTGGTAAAATGTTGAGTCAAGTAGTTTCTGGTGTGACTAGAGCTGTAGACCCCATCAATCAAGTAGTAGGTTTAGCTAGGGGTGAAGATGGTATTTCTATAGACAGGAGACAGAACGGACGAGTATTAAATGATAGTCTTCGTTACATGGATCAAATTATTGGTGCTGTTAAAGGCGACTTAGCCCCTCAAAGATTTAATGCAGCCACGGGTAAGAAAGATCAAGATGCAACTAAACTTGTAGGTGTTCGTGAGGTTAAAGTAACTGACACAGCGAAGATGATGAACATGATTGGCAAACCTTCGTTTAAAGCTGATGTATCTATAAATACTGCTGGCTCTGCCGAAGGTAGCAATAGATACGCTGAAGTGTTTCACAGCTTTGTGGAGTATAGGGCTGGTAAACTTATTAGAAGTGACCTTATGAACGACGACAAGTATTCTCTAACAGATAGACAGAATCAGGTTGAAACGGTACTAAAAGAGGCAAAAGGATTAACTGAAGCCTTTATGGAGTTAGGTGCTGTTCAATCTAATGACAGGATTTTGTTTAAGATGTTGAAGTTAGTAGGAAAAGCTAACAGCGTTAAAACTTTAGATAAGGTAGTAAAAGAGATGGGCGTATACGATTCCTTCTCAGACCTTGCAGATGTTGAATCTGAGTCTGAGGTTCTTGATCAACTTGTTTTAATTGGTGCCTACTTAGATGGCGAAAAATACAGGCAGAAGATACTACCTAGACCCTACTAATCTTCTTCCTCTAACATAAAGTCTGCCCACTCATATGATGACCTTTTTACCTCAGTCATATTTAAAGCCCCTCTACTACTTGAGAGTATTCCAGCAAGAGCTTGTCCTGCTAGATACCTTCGGGAAGTGAGGGGCTTAAGTGTTCTAGGTGTACGTTTTTTGTTAGCGTATTTCTTGGCTTCTTCGGCTAAGTTTTTTTGACTCAATGTTCTTTACCTTATCTAAATTAAGGAAGTAGGCTTTGTTAAAACCATACTCCCAATCTCTATTATCTTTAGAGTTTTTACGGTAAGGATTAGAAATATTACCTACCGTAAAGTCACGTCTACCTCGTTCGTATGGCTTCACTTATGTACCTCTTTCATAGCTTCTCTCATTCTCTGCATGTACCAGTCAGCCTTATCCATATCTTCCACAGGATTTTGTTTGTACCTGTGACGGTGTTGATATTTAATCATGTTGCCATGACAGTATGCGATAAAACCTTCAATACCTAGTACCTGTCTAATGTAATCAATACATTCTATTTCTCCTGTGTTGTAGTGTAAGGGTTTACTTACAGGATTAAAGTTATCTTTTGGTAAAGTCCACTTAGTCATGTTACTTCCTTGTTTAGTTTCAACGCAACTATATCATATGTGGATTTGTTTGTCAATGTCTATACACCCTTATCCACATTAAAGGGAAATGAAGTGCATTTACTCATTGCCTCTGCACTTTCATTTGGTCTTGAATTGTAAAGCCTTATCATATCCGCTTCTCTCCATTTTTGACAGGATTCTTCGGTTGTAAAAGCAGTGTTTGGCGAAAATACTATAAAAGTTTTTTCACTTGTTGTTGGTTCTATCATCATCATTACTACTGTATAAACCCATATCATATTACTTCTCCTTTTGTTTTTGTATATGATCTTCCAGATAAATTTTAGCTTTTGTTACTCTTTCAAGGCTATCTTTAAATGCACCTAATCCTGTATTACAGTTAAAGCAAACCCAAGCTCTGAAGGTTTCAGTATCATGGCAGTGATCTAACACCCAAGACTGCAGCATTTTTTGACCTGTCCTGCTTAACTCTTTTATATCTCTATTACAGATAGGGCAACAATAATTATCATCAGGATAGCAGTGTAAAGTTTTTAAGTGTCTTATCAAACCTGATTGATTTCTTTTACAAGTTCTACATTTTCTTTTTATCTCTCCTGCTGCTAACTGTTCAAAGTTATCAACTGGTTGGACTATACCACAGTTGTTACATTCTAAGCCCTCTTCACAAGGAGAAGGACTTAGTTTTTCAAAGAGTTCAAGTTGCATTAAGTAATGTCTACCATTTCACAAACATCACCAGTACATGCCATTGTTTGCATACCGCTAGTGTTATCTTCCTGTTCGTATTCAGCCAACTTAGACCAGTCAATACCCTTGGGCATAACAGAAAGAAGATTACGATAAGCTGTAACATCTACATCCTGATACGGTGCCTGTTGATATGTGTGTTCATTAAAGGGTAGGAAGGAGACACCTGACATTTCATCAAAGTGTTTATACACAAATGCTCCTACTTCAAACCATTCATCAGACTTAACGTTGATCGTTACACTAGGCTTATGTTCACACCAGTTACGTTGATACATCAACCACATTTCTAGTTGCTCTAGTGCTGTCATATCAGCAGTACACACAGCTCCTTCTGGTGCTTGCATGGGAAAACTAAACACAGTAGTAGCATCAGGCTTCATAACATCAGGTTCACTAGGGATACCTGAGTCAATCATAAACTGAGTCAATGGGTCTTTATTATCTCCACGCACAGTACGGATATAATAGGGAGAGTGACGAGCATGAATGCCAGAAGATGAGTCAACCAGTTGGGAAACTGTTCCACTGGGCTTGACACAAGTAATAGCAGTGCTATGAGGGATACCAAGACGGTCAGCCCACTCAGCGTTAGTAGAAACAGCCACATTTTTAAGATGCTCCAATGTTTCGGACAACCCTTTGTTCTCCAAGGTCATCAGCTTATTGTCCATTATTCCTGTTAGTGATACACCTAGCAATCTTTCCGCTGCTGTATTGGTGTTCCACACTTTTCGCAAGTATGGAAAGTTTGTGTAGGTGGACTGTATTGTTCCAAGTATAGTTGCAATGCGGGTTTTTCTTGCAAGGTCTTCCAGACTGTCGTTAGCACGTATGACAACTTCCGTAAGATTACAGAACTGATTCGGCCTAAGTATGATTTCCGAACATGGATTGGTTCCGAACTCATAGCAAGACTCTCTACGGCCATTCTTTGCAGCTTGTTTAACTGATGCTTCTCTGTTGAAGATACCTCGTTCACCACTACCACTCTCCATTAGGGCTGTCCACTCACGCATGAATGCCATGCTGTCTGGTTTTTCTGTATAAGATACTGAGTTATTAGCCAATGCTCTGTGTGCCGCATTCTCCCACCAGTTACCTGACTTGGCATGGCGCATACGATCATCAGATAGATTAGATAAACTAATCATAGCACTACGGCGTACACCACCCACTACCACTACCTCACCAATCTTACACATAAGATCGTGGCACTCTAGGCTGGACAGCTTACGTCCTTGTGCCTGTTTGAATGTAGTGATAGCAAAGTTAAACAGATCAATCAATGGTGCTGGACCTGATGCCCTACCACCAAATGTCTTTAGTCTTGCACCTGCTGGCCTGACTTTAGATACATCCCACTTGGGAATTTCGCCAGCCCATAGGAGTGCCAAAACTTGTCTCAGCCCTTTAGCCCAGCCTTCCTTGCTGTCCTTGATGACAACACACGTTTCGCTTTGGAAAAGAGTAGGAACATCAGGGAGTTTAGTAATGAACTGACGCTCAACACTGAAACCAACCCCCGTCCCGCAAAGGAGGATGAACATCGCCTCATCGAAAGACTTAGGATCATCTACGGGTAGGTAGCTACAGTTATACATACAGGTATTGTCACGATCTGCAGCCTTACCTGCTGTCATCATTGACCTCATACTAGGCATGACCTCAAGGCTAAGGATAGCCTCACGTACTTCCTGTAGGTCAACAGGCTTGAGCCAAGTCTTTGCAATGTTTTGTAGGTATCGTTCTACTGTTTCTCCCCATGTCTCACGGCGTCCTTCATCCTCTAACCATCGTGCATAGCGGCTAGTAGCAATGAAAGTCTGATAGTCAGTAGGCAAATAGTTATTATTCATCAGTTGTTATCCTCATCTTGGTTATACTTATACCATCTATATCATATATGTATGCATAGATAGCTTCATTTAATTCCTCTTGAACACTACCGTCTACTGGCATAGGGTAGTCCTCTTCATCTATTTCAAGACTTATTAATACCCTAGCTTTCATTTTCTAACTCATGTATTAATCGGTCAATGTACCACCTTGCTTTACGCAAGTCCTCTACACCGTTCTTGTAAGGCCAACGCCATATGTACTTGAAGGCATTCTGCCAACAGTAGGCATGGTGTGGCTCTACATATGATCCCTCTGACATTGCCTTCATTGCATCAATGCACTCAATCCCCCCCGAATTGTACTGTGGGGGATGATTGACTACATCTGCTGGTAACTCTTTCCATTTAGCCATTAGGCATTACCTCTTGTCTTAGATGTTAGCGTTAGCACATTACCGTCTGCTACATAACTAGGCTTGTCATCAGGTTCATCATGTAACCTATTAAGAACATAGCTATGTAGTGCATCCCTTACGTATTCGTCTTCCTCTATTACA